CTTTGATACATAAACATATATCAAGAAACTTTCACCATGAGCGTTAAGGATAAAACCTTGTTCGCTCGCGGGTCGTCGTTGAAAGACGATGGCCCAAACGGGTTAGATGACTCTTCCTTTAGCAAGAAGAGGATATCTAACCCGAATAGGTTGGTCATACCTAAAGACCCGCATTATGCTAGTTATACTGATAAGCTCAGTGTTCTACAACGTGTGTATTTGATACAGGGAAAGCTGCGATCCCGGTACGAAAACTTTTGTGGAGAGGAAAGATCCCCGGCCTTGATGGCTGGGTTGATTAATCCCCTCGTACACTCATTCGTCGCGTTCTCCAGAAGGGAGTTCGCCTCTAGAAGTGAGTGCATGAGGTTTTACAGTAGACTTGAAACTAGTCTACATGCTACACAGTGTAGTATATTTAATATCGAGCCTGGTGGCTTCTCGCTCGATAGCGCAATGGTTCAGTTGAAATATTGGAATAACGTGTACATGTCAATGTACTCCAAGAACGTTGATCCAATCCCGATTCCTGAACCGAAAAAGGGTGTGGTAAAGCTATACCACAGTACTTTTGCCCACCGTCTCCGCCGTGCGATTGCTCGTGCTCCGCGACCGAAGGAACTAAGATTCCTTCAAAGCGTGAAGAACAGCAAATCTGCTTGGCCAGAAGGTGAGAATGCATTACGAAATCGCGCACTACTGAAACATAAAGAATGTGTCACAGTAGTCCGCCCCCCGCCCCATGCCTCCGCATTATACGCCTTAGCACAGAGCGCGAAACGCGTCCTGAAGCCACTGTTTCCTAGGGAATCAGGTGAGATAGTTTTTCTCCCTGAACCTATAGAACCGTCGCTGATGGATTGTGATTTCCGATTTAATCGAACACCCATGCTAAGGAAAGTATATCCCAAAGTTGGATTAACAAAGGTCTGCCCTACTGGCCGATCATGTTATTCTCACGATGAGTATGCTTCACGTACTAACGGAGGTACGAAATACAAATTACCTACATTCTCCCCGAGGATCCCCGCTGATGAGGGGGTGAGGGTTGAGGATTTTGAGGTTTTAGGAGTGAAGGAGAGAGCGCTACTCTTCTCACTCAGTGGCGCCAGTAAACATCAACTTGATCTACATGCATACCGCAAAGATATTCTTACGAGGAATTATCTTGAGGCATTGCGTTGTATTGAACAAGGAGTTTTCTGTCGCGAGAAGGTCTGTACTATCACAGAGCCGGCTAAATATCGAGTAATCTCTATTGGCCAGGCCGCTCGGAACAACCTTCTCCAACCTCTTCAAGCAGCCCTCATCAACTGCTGGAAGAAAACGTCGAATAGTACCATGAGAGACGAAGACCTTACCGAGAAGGTCACAACGTTAGCATCCTTTCTTTCAAAGGCTTGCCATAACTTGAAATTCGCATCATGGGACTACTCCTCCGCAACGGATAAACTCAGCCGAGTTTGTTCCGTCGAGGTCCTAGATACACTTAGAGATCCCCAAGGCCACCCGCTGGTGCCTGGGTTAGACATCGCTACCAAATCCTTTGGTAGTGGTGAAATTCAGTATCCTAAGTGTAATGAAAGTAAATCATATGACTACTTGTATGATGAGGACTTTGAAGGAGAGAGAAATGGAAGATTTGTCCATACGGACGGACAGCCTATGGGCCATCCACTTTCCTTTCCTCTCCTTTGCATTATTAATCGTGCATGTCTTGAACGAGCGCTAGCCCATTGGGTTCTAGAGGCTCAAGGAGACATGTTAAATACTGATGGATTATCACGCTTCGAAATTAAGAAGCTGAAATGGGAGTGGGAGTTTAGAACTCACGCTTCCCCCAGAATCCTCAGTACAGCGATTATTAATGGAGATGACATCTGTTTCCGGTCAACAGAGAGGCTCTTCAAGCTGTTTGAAGAGGCAGGTAATGAACTGGGTTTTGAGAAATCAATTGGGAAATGCTACCTCTCCGAGGAGTACTGTACCATTAACTCTCAGAACTTTGAGCTCGTAAGATCCAAGACAACCCAACGCTATAAAGTGACAAGGTGTGGTTTTATCAATTTTCACGTTCTTCATGGAACTGAATCCTATAATACCCCCCTGAACTCCGCCAATGGCTTCGTAAAGATATCGAAGCACTGTCCCGAGTTTAGAGACACACTTAAAGCTTGTTTTGGCAGATACAAAAAGTATACAATGCCCAACCATTGTTCTAAGAGAAATGGAACCTTTCATGGCTTTACGCCTAATTGGTTCATTCCCCGAGAACTTGGTGGTCTTGGTGTCCCTATGGAATACTGTTTAACAGATCCTAAGATAACCAGACCTCAACGGCTTGTAGCGGCTCACTTCTACCTGGACCCGAAGAATGCACTATTCCGGTCCTCCATAAAAACTGGAAAACCACTCGACCTTGGTTTTGAGATTCCCCTACAAAAGAGTAGATGGGTGATCCCCAATCCTGAGGAAGAGACTCCACTAGAGTGGAACCACCCAGAAGATAGTTCTTGGCAAGAACGCCTTCTCT